AGCGTTAGTCCTGTATCGATTTCATCAAACACTGACGCTTGATAGTTAAGAGCAGTAACATACACCCCTGCGACATTTTGTGGAACGCCTAAAAACGCAGCATTGGTAATGGTTAATATGCCGCCGTTTCCGTCTACTGTACCTATAGTAAGTGTTAGGCTGTCTCCTGGCATTGGACCACCGATCTGATAACTGTAGATAATATAGTTCTGTCCTGCTACATAACCTGTTCCAGGCTCAAAGATTGTGATTGAGTCTAACACTGACCCTTCTGTGATAGTAATAACAACTTGGGCTCCTACACCTTGCGGTGCCGCTGTAATGGTAACTGGTGTGCCTAGTACCGCAGCCTGTGTGATAAATGTTTCATTGGTCAGTTCCAAATATGGTTGAGTTGGACCTGCGGCACCACCTAACACTGAGTCACCGTTTGAATCTAAAATGTCTCCACCTGGTGGTAGTTGTAGTTTACCGTCGTCACGGAATTCAAAAATTTCTTCGCCTTCACCTGTGTTGGTAACAATCTGAACACCCCCGCGACCAAACACCTGTACAATACTGGTAGCATCACCTTTGTTATAAATCTGTAAAGCGTTACCGTTTTCTTGATTTGGTACACTAGGAATATTGATATAGGCATTGCTTTCACCGCCTGGATCAAGATAAAGATTATGGTTGCCCCAACTATTGCCAGTTTGGCCTTGTGTTCCTATCGTGCTACTTTCGATCTTCAAATTACCTAAATTAGCAGCACCGCCTAATAATCCCTCAGTATCAGTTAAGTCTGAAACATCTGTAGGAACATTAGGGATGTCTGAATAGGTAATGGTTTGACTAACTGGAACATTATTAATGTTTAATTCGTTGGTATTAGGATCTAAACTTAGAGGAGTACCACCTAGATAAATTGTTTGGTTACTAACATACAAGCTTTTAAAAGGTTTAGCTGGTGTGCCTAATGTATGTTGATTAGCCACATTAGGTACTATATCTCCACCTACTTCTAGTTCACTGGTCATTACCACAGCTTGATCTATAATAATATTAGTACTGTCAGTAGTAGTAATAGTATTGTCGGTAAATTCAAAAGAACCAATATTAAGATCCCCTACGTCTAAGCCTAACGCATTATATAATTCCGTAAAATTTTCATTTACTTTATTAAATGCTGTGCGTAACGGATCGCCATTGCCTTTATCAGCCGTACCTAAGTTTATTGTTTGTTTTGCCATTATACACGCCCCACAGCGACTTCGATAACACCAGCCTCTGATGTATCTTTATTTTGTAATGCTTTACCTATAATTGTGCCTACTTGAGGATTAATAGCTTTAGCAGCATGTCCTGCTATACCTGCTGTAGTTAATAGGTCGCCTTTTCTTACCATACCAACAACTTTACATGGAACACGACCTTGTAGTGCTACACAAGCTCTTGTGCCTTCTAGTTGACCATTCATCTTAAACGCTGGATCTGTACTAACTACACCTGCCACACGACTATCACCAAACAGTGTAGTAGTTGTGACTTCAGCATCGCCGCCGAATATTAATACTGTGCCTGGTTCATATTCTTTATCAGCACTATAGTATTCTGCTAAGTCAGCTGAGAATGTAGCTTCCAGTGTAGCTCCAGAACCAAGTGCCCACTGACCTAGTACTGTTACCGGAGTAGCAGTACTAGAACTACCTGTTCCGCTTAGTATAGCTACTCCACCGAGTGTTCTAAGTTCTACAGTTGTACTATTGTATGTGAGTACGTCGTTACCATTTAGTTCATAACCTTGAGCATCAACAAAGCCGTTTATACCTGCTCCTGATTTACGTTGTACCAGTGTACTTGCTCCACTACTAGTACTAATCTGTGTAGCAGTAAATGTGCTAGCACCTTCAGTTGCAGCCTTAGTAAAGGTATAAGAATAACTAATTCCGTTAGTTGTTCCTGAATTAAATTGATTCCATGCTCCTTTGGCAATTATTGACTCTGATGTTAGTTCTCTTGGATATGTAGCACTACCTGTGAAGTTACCTAGCACACTACCATTACCAATGTTTGCTATTTCTGTAGTGGCTATACCACCTGCTTTGATTCCGATCCATCCGTCATTACTTACTTCGAAGTTAGCATCATCGAATACAGGCACACCTCTTTGTAGCGTAGTAGTACCACCGGATGTGTATGTGCTAGTTATAGCACAGGTAATAATTGTCTGTCCAGTAGTCGAACTTACTACAGTATAATCTCCATTATATGCTACAGGAGTCACACCTCTTATAGCTATGACCTGTCCTGGTGTATAAGGAGTTCCGCCTAGTATACTATAACCAATTGTGGCCTGTCCTGCTAATGGACTGTTTGGTGTTATTCCTGTGATAGGTACAGGAGTAGCTCCATATATACCGCCAACTTGTGCTGTGGCTAACGACAATTTTTGTTGCTGTACAGCAGCAGTCTTAGCAATCTTACTGTCAATAATTGCTTCAGGTGTTATAGTAGCAGCCACGTTATTAGCGGTACTGTCAAATTGTAATTGTAAGTCACCAGTTACGTGAGCATTTTGGAAACTATCACCAGAGCTATCTCCAGTACCCACATACACAAAAATATCTCCAGCATCGGGATTATTAATTTCAACATCTAATAGTTTAGTTAAACTGTCAACACTACTAATAGCAGTATCAACATAATTTTTAGTTGACAAATCTTGAGGAGCAGCAGGATCAGAAGCATTACGAACTAGGTAGCCACCCACGTTCATATTGGCTTTCATAGCCAGTGCGCCATTAAGTGGCATATAACCACCACCAATCAAGTTTGGTACTGGAACAGTATTACCAGCATGATCCAGTCCTAAACGCTTATCGATATAACCTCTAACTGCTGACTGTACTGGAACAGTATCCGCAGCATTGTTAGTCAATGTACTATCAGTTGAGAATTCACTAACAGTAACACCTCGCTTAAATCCAATACCATCTAAGTTACTAAGAGCAATACTGGCAGCAAAAGTAACTGTACCTGTACCTTGGTCAACTGTAAAATATGGACCACATCTAAATATACCATCCTGGTCAGTGGTCACATAGAACACACGACCTTTTAACTCTTCAATAACTTCTGCTTCTTGATTAGGTTCAATAGTTGGGTTACCAAAAATTGCTGTAGGATAGTTTGTGGTATTAAAACCTCCTGTGCCAATATCTAAGAAATCGTGTCCTGTAGCACGACAAGTACTGATCTTAACTGTAACACTACCAGAGCTTAGTGCCGGTAAACCTGCTCTTAGTGTGGTGCTTTGTGTCGTTGGAAACTTTTTGTTAATACCAGATGATGTAGTATCGAAATTATTTTTATCTTGGAAATTTGCTATTTCAATATAAGGAGGAACTGCTCCGGCTTCTTCTACATAACTAATAATTGTATGTAATTTTCCATTCCAAGGAAAGTTGATAGTCTGTCCGTTCATCAAATCTCTTCGAAGACTATTTTCAACTCCTGAGAACGAATATATAGCAATCTTAGTATCGCCTACTTGACTACCCATGGTCTTTGTAGCATCGTCTGGATCCACAGTAATGATCTTAGACGGGTCGGTAGTAGGTCTAATATAACTGAAGCTTTGATCGCTGGTCAGTACTGCTTGGTTATTAGGTAAAGCAGCACCATTAGCTAACGCAGCATTGTAAGCAATAATACGATAAACAGCAGGCAGTGTAGCATCAAACTCTAACGCTGTACTTGGTCTAGTTGGGTTAACGTTAGCAATGTCAGTAAATCTAAAGTTTTGTAAACATCTGATACTTAGATTCATACCGTCGTGTAATTGTGTGACTAATCCATTGGCTTCTCTATTATCATTAGCACTAGTGGCCAAACTACACAATAGAATTTCCTGTCCACCAAATACACTTGCTTGAAGTTGTACTGTACCGTCACCAGTTCCTGTGGTTACACTGGTGAATATATCGCCTACGTTATAAGTTAACCCTGTTGTTCCTGCCAGTATATTCCAGTCAGTAGTGGATCCTACAGTAACAATTTTATAAACTTTGTTAGCTACTACGCTGGTGGCTGCTACAGTAGAAGTGGCAGTAAATGTTCCGTATAAAGTACTGTTAACCGGTGTTACTAATGTACTGTCTTGATAAAGTTGTAGGGTACTAGCACCATTGCGTTTGGCATAATAAAGACCAGTTAGTTGTGTCATGCCGGCTACGTTTTCTACTTTTACAAGATCCCCGTCACTATAATGATGAGTAGCATTTAAAGTAATTTGACACGGACTTGCTTTAGTAGCGGCAGTAATAGCATAGAAGAATTTTTCATATGCTACACCACCGCTAGTGTAAGCGGTGTAGGCGGACGAATCAATTGGGAAAGTTAACGCACTGTCAGAATAAAGCAAGAAGTTCTGACCAGTTTCTCTAGCAACACCTGTGCCTGTGCCTACTGCTGTACATATAAAACTAGTTCCTACAGTGCTATTAGCAGCACCGCAAGCAGTCCAAGTGGTACTGCCTGCTGTGTAAATTGTATAAAACTTGCCTATTTTTAAATGAGTAGCTGGTACATCTCTTGTAGTATGTCTAACATAATAGTTGTTAGCATTAACTTCGGTCATGCCGTTGATACCAGCTAGTCTGATCCTTTCTCCGTCTTTAAATCTTATAGGACTAGTTACTATTCCTCCACTGATATAAGTACTCCAGGTACTACTATCTATGGTAGGTATAAGTGTATCATCACTGTAAAGTTCAAAAGTTGTAGCACTCACACTCTTGGCATAGTACGTACCATTATTAATTTGAACCATACCGGTTACACCAGTAATAGTTACTAGATCACCGTTGGTAATTCCATGACTGGCAGTAAACACTATACTACCATCCGTTAACGCATCGGCACTGCTTATAGAGATAGAACCGGCAACATGGTCAACGCTTACTACTGTACAAATAGTGTCTGTACCAAAGTCACCAGCACCGGACGTTCTAGTCAGTGTCTGACCTGCTACTAACCCTACTGTGGTATCAAGACTACCAACTGTGGCAGTATATGGACCAGCACCTCCAGATCCACTAATAATTCCAGAATATGAGTTCGGAGTAATTGTTACTACTGCTGGGTCTGCTTTACTAATCGCACTGATGTTTAATGGTAAATTACCATGAACAGTTACAGCAGCCGCAGCCGCTTGACTGATATTAGTTACATTGTATTGCCTAATACTGGCATTTATACCTGTTTTTGTTACACTTCTTAGTTCGTATCTTCCAAAAGTTCCATTGTTATGATCAATTTCTACTTCACTAACACTCTGTGGAATATAATCATAGTTGCTAATATAAAGGTCAGTAGCAGTTCTTTGATTGCTGTTACTAAAATCATCATATCTGAATACGTTAGCAGTTTGAGTCATATCTTCAAACAGTGTTACTTGATCAGGAAGTTCGGTAGGATCTGCTCCAACAGCCTTCAATCCAAAGTTACCATTAGCATTAGATCCTGCTACGCTACGAATCTGTCCACCATAGCTGGCCAAATAAGCAGTATGACAATAATATGTAAACGTACTAACCTGTTCTGTTAGGCCGGTATTATGTGCTACAATACCATAACCTAAATCATTAACCTGTGTAAAGTCGTTAGCCAACATACTACGATTACCAGGAGTTTCTAAAGTAATCTTAATAAGTGCTCCGGCCCAAGGTGTTGTCGGATTCAAGTTAACTACTGCTATACCTGTTGTAGGATTCCAACTGGCCACGTAGTCAACTTGATATCTAAATCCGTTGTAGTAGAAAGCTGTTGGTGCTGTAGGTTCTCTAAATGTAAGTCCACCTAAGGTCAAAGTTAATCCACCAGGAGCTATGTTAGTAATTTCTGCTCTTAAACGACCGCTGAATCCGTCAATGAACATGCCTCCAGCAAACGTTTGAGCATTTATACTCTTACTAAAACAGGCACAACTTTGAACATATGGACTCTTAGACCCAACTTTGCCTCCTGGATCCAGCACACACATGAAACCTCCGTGTCCTTGTCCGGTAATATTATGAACCTTGATAGCATCATTAAACATAAACATATCAATTTCATTGTTGTTTTTAGGAGGATTGTAAGCAGGATCGAAAGCAAACAATACACTACTAATTAAATTTGTAAGCACAGTATTAACACCAGCCTCGGCTACTAGTGACACATCCTTAACCTGAGTGATAACAATTTGTCTCACTATACCTGGAGTCTGATTAGCAGCAACATTTTGACATAGCGTAACAATATACTGTATACCAGATTGGCAAGCAGCCTGTGTGACCAATGGACTAGAGTCCCAGAACCTACTAGCGATGTCTAGTACACCAGCTCGACCACCATTTCTTAAATCTGTTACGATAGCATCTACAATATAGCCTGTGTCTCGTTTTGATTTAGCAGTATTGAACGCCACTACGCCAGGTTGTGCTAATACGTGCAATAATACTTCTTCTTTAATAAATTCTTTATTAATTTCTATCAGTTTAGCAGCATTGTTATAATTGCCTGCGTTTACATAACTAGGACCAAGGTTCATGACTCGTTGACTATCTTTTAAGTAATGATAGCCATAGCGAGGAGATTCATAAGTAGCCGGCAGTGCGGCCAATCCTGTTGGAATAACACTAGTGAAAATTCCTAGTAGAGTGGCAGTTTTAGTGATAGCAGCAGATTCGCCATTAATTAATGTAGTAACTTGAGTAACTGACCCTTGTAGTGTCGGATAAACTGTATTAGTTAAGATATAACTTTGAATGATAGTTTGTAATCTTTGAATAGCAGCTACAGTTTGACTTTCCTGTCCTAAGATTTTACTTACCGCGCCATTATAATACCCTGCTGCTCTGTCATAAGAACTAGCGTTTCCTCCAAATTTAATATCTTGTACTAGATCTTCTACAATTAATCCAAAATCTCTGGAGTATATAGAAGAATTGTATGTAAATCCATACCAGAAATTACGAGCTATAGTAGTACCAGCACCAAACACTCCTGGGTTTCCTGCGTATCTAAGTGTAATAGTACTAGTAGTGCTAGCCACACAATTTGCTGTGGCATTGTATAATGGATTGGCATTCCCACTTACGGTAAATGCTTGATTAATAGTAGGTGCTAAAACAACTGAACTAATGTTGAATGTGACATCAAAACTACCTGAACCTGCTCCTACTGTGCTTACATATCCTGTTATACTAAGTTCGCCTTGATCGATTTGTTCTTCGATCCACGCAATTATTTCTTTTTTCAAATAGTCGTTGTTGGATTCTAATAACTCCACAGCATTAGGAAAGTAAGTTGTGGTAAGAGATAATCCGTCGAATTGAGTATCTCGATAAAAGTATTGAGTGACCCACGGGCTTTGACTTGATCTGTCTCGAGGTCTTAGAATTGTTCTACGGAATTCGTCGCCTTTAATACTGATGTTAGCAGGAACTTTGATAGGATAGTCTTCATAATAAATTCCGCTTTCAATACGAACAGTTATTTGTACATCTTTATTTGCTTCGGCAAACTCGACTTCTTCTGTGGTTGTAAAACTGTAAGGTGTTAATAAGTTTACCGCTATGGTATCATTTGTAGCACCTGATGCGTAAGTAATAATTCTACCTACCGCTCCACTGTTAATACCCCTAATTAATTTTCCTGGAGTAATGTCTACGTTACTAGGAAGACCTTGATCAACATATCCGTTACCACCATTGTTCACAGTAACGTTTACAGTGCCACTACCAAAGCTACGAGTAGGAGCGCCACTCCAATCTATACCATCGGTGATAAATCCTACTACTATGTCAAATCTGTCAGCAACTTCTGTTCGCATAGTAGAATTGGCTGTGGCACTTATACTACTTTGTCTAGTATAAACACTCTGTCTAATCGTTGGAGGATTAGTTTCCTGTAAAGCATAGTCTGCTAGTGTCTTAGCATAGAGAATACCATCAATAGTTTCCGGACCTTGAGTACTTGACGCTATTCTAGCACTGGCATTTCTAAAATAACTTTTACCAGCGGCGATACTCTGAGCATTACCTCCTACCAGTACGTCGATAATAATAGCATCTATGATTAATCCTACATCTCTACTACACAAATCTCTGCTGTAAAATAAGTCAGGATATGTGGCATCAATATATGCGATTGTTTCTGCTCTAATCCATTCTCTGTTAAGATTTAATAATGTTTCTACTGCGGTATATCCTGTTCCTCCACTATAAGCTACAGATTGAATTGTACTGTTAGTGGTTGTACTACCAATAGTGTAGGCTATTCTTTGACGATAAGGTCCAGGTTCTTCGGCAGCGGCTTCAATAATTTGTTCAGCTTTGCGACAAGCTGCTCCTGTTGTAGCATAGGCATAAGCAAAAGCACGACCTTCCTTACCAGGTGGAGTTCCAGTCTGACTGTCATCGCCTGACACACTGACAAATAAATTAATCTGACTGGCAAAAGCACTACTGTCTACATATAATTTTGTTGCTGCTTGTAGATCATCGTCGCCATTTGGTGTGCCTTGCCCTGCTAAAGCTCCAGGATGATCATATAATGTTAAGGCGCCGGTCATCACATCGCCGTTTCTACGTACAGTGCTTATTCTTGGCAGTGCTTCATTAAGAGCAAAGTTTCCTGGTAGACTAGCATCGTAAAACGCATCTACCAGTGTTTGAACTCCGGTTCCTGAACCTACAGCCACATTAACTTTACCTGTGCCTGCTTTGGCATCTAGTTCTGAATTATGTAGACTAAAATGATTTTCATCTACAATTTTTATATAATAAGTAGTTACTTCATTTAAGGGAGTAGCATTGGTACCAGTAGAATTGTATTTTACTGCGTATCCATCGAACGCAGTGTCTAAACCGTGAGCAGTTACTCTAGCCAAGCTACTACCAGCAGCAGTGTTTTCCCATACTGAAACAGTGAAAGTATATTCACTGGCGTCAGGTGGTTCTAGTCTAACACGGATTGATCCGCCGCCACTTGCTCCACCACTTTGTCTGATGTATCTCTGATCTGCGTATCTTTTGTTTATTACTAGGTCGTCTTCAGTAATGGCTTGTGATCCAGCAAGTCCGTGAATAGCGTTGAATAAATTAATCGCATCAGAGTCAGTAGGTTCTGCTATTTTAGCAATAACGAAATCGTTAGAATTTAATGGTCCGCCTAATTTAGGACTAATATCCGATTCCACACTGGCTGCTGTACTGGCAATAGTCACAGTTGAACTAGTTTGAGTTATAGCAATACCTTCACCGGCAGCTAAATTTTTAGCAAGAATATTGTCGCCAAAATCGTTAGCTACGAAAATCTGATTAGGAGCATAAAGGTCAGGCCAGTCGTCTAAATCAGTAGTTCTAATTTGGCCGCCTTCTCCAAATACAGCATAGAGATCTCTGAAGTTTTCATTAATTTTTCTAAAACTTTCTCTAATACTATCGCCAGTACCGTCGTTGCCAACTGTACCAATATCAATAACTTGTCTTGCCATGTTTAAACCTCGTCGTAATCGTAATGACTGCTAGCACTGAAACTGGATCCGCATCCGCAAGTAGTTTCAGCATTGGGATTTTTTATTGTAAATTGACTACCAGAAATGTCGTCAACGTAATTAATTTCAGCACCTTGTAAGTATTGAGCACTCATACTATCTACTAGTACCGAAATACCATGTGCTGTTATACAAAAGTCGTCATCATTTTGTAGTTCATCTAGCGTAAAGCCGTATTGAAATCCACTACAACCACCACCCTGAACAAATATTCTTAATTTAAGGTCAAGATTGTTTTCTTCTTGTATTACTTCTTTAATTTTAAGGGCGGCGTTTTCCGTAATGTCTAGCATAAATTCCTCTTTGATAACGTATTTATTAGATATTTTTGTAACCTTAATGTAAATACTTGTATGTACATAACATCTTTAGTAGAAAAAGTTGAGTATATTAGATTAAGCAAGTTAGGAATAGAACACACTTATCATAGAACTAGGACTTGGATTGTGTTTCGTTGCGACAATTGCGGAATCGAATTCAAAAGACTTAAAGGATCCATGGATCCAAAAAGGTTAAGTAATAACTATTTTCATTGCTGTGCTGATTGCGACAGCAAAAAGTTTGCTCAACGTAAGGGTGTGGAGAGGAAAAAAATCTGGGATATGCCTGCTAGCAGCACTTTGCCAATAAATCGTTTTTAAATATATTTGCTCGATAAATATCCAACAAGGAGATCCGTATGGAAATTATTATTGCTATCATAGCTTTAGCTGTTATAGTCTATGTTGGGTATCGTGTGCTTAACCAAGAAAAAGCAGACGGCGGCCATCCATTAGATGCTGCTACACAAGCACCTTACAAAGTTGAAAATCCAAAAACCACCAAACCTGACGGTATCGGTCATGAAAGCATTCCTGTAATGCCAACGTTAACCAATGCTTTAGATGTCAACGGTGACGGAAAAGTAAACTTGGAAGATGTAAAAGAAGCAGTCAAAAAGACTAAGAAAAAAGCTAAAGAAGTCACAGATGAAGTAGTTGAAAAAGTCAAAAAGCCTCGAGGCCGTAAACCTAAGGCAGAATAAAAAAGGGCTCTTAGGAGCCCTTTTATTTTATCAAACTACGTTCGTATAATTTAAAACTAGCCAAGTTCTTGGCCTTGCTTTCACACATAATATCGAATTGTTCATTGAATGTTAGTGCCCAGTCATTAACAGCATCATTCCAGTAAAAATTACTATGGGCACGAAGTTTTTGTTTTTTATGCCCAGATTCTAAAAGCAATTTATGATCCGGTAATGTATCTACAGAATGCTCAACAAGTACATCCTCGCGGCTAACACTATAATGACAGACAGGACGCAGCCCGCGCCAACTGTCAATAACACGTTTAACCCTATGGTCATCAGGTTGGATATACTCTCCTTCACGGATCCAGTGGTGGTGTATGTCCATAACAATAGGCACAAAGTCGCTAATACGTAAGCAGTCGTCAAGTCCATAACTTATTTCTTCATTCTCAATTGTGAGTGTGTTACGTGCTTCGGTACTAAGACGCTGATAGGCAGCACGAAGGCCATCAGTTCCAGCTCTTCCGGCTATGTGTACATTAATTTTAAAGTCTTGGAATGTCTTACCATAGCCCATCCAACGAGCCATATCTACATGGTACTCGAACTCGTCAATACTGCGGGTGACAATATCTGGATTGTCGCTTGCCAAAACGCAAAATTGGCCTGGATGAAAAGATAGACGCACATCACGGCTACGAGCCAACTCACCCACTTTGCTAAACTGTTGTTCACAGTAAGCCCTAACGTCACTGTGACGCCAAAAATAACTCCAAGTCCGCTCAGTGTATACTGGTAAAATGTCAGAACTGATACGAACCATTCTAAGTCGTTCATTTAAATCTCCCACCCGTTCAACGAGTAATCTAGTTGCTTCAATATTTTGGACCATAAGGTCCCATAGTTTTTGTTCTGCTACATCTTTTGATTGCCTGTTAAGCCAGGCCACAGTAGTTGTACCGGTGTTATATTTTTTACAATCATCTTTCGGCTTGATACCATCTACTTGATGAGCATAATCGATCCATTTACAGGCAAAACCTATACGTTTATTCATACGTATAGTATACAGTAATTACTGCCAGTTGTCAACAATAATCGGATCTTTTACTTCGTCAGGTTTTGGATCTCCGTGAAATACTAAAATTTTAGTTCTGGGATCAACTTTTGGATTGGCAACTTCTTTGAATTGTCTTTTCAGTCCTACTTTGATCACATCATTTCTATTTCTAATTTCCCACTTGTAACTCTGTATCCATTCATCGGGCCAAAACTGATAGTTGTTTCTTATTTGACTGTAAATCCAATCTTGATCTCCGTGCATCTTACGAGTAACGGTAATATCCTTAATTAAATTATCCCAGACAAATTGGAAATTTCCTTTTTCAAATTTAAAAATACTGCTGTTAAATTTGCTCCAATCTCTAATACTGCTTCTGTTGAAATCTCTGATTATACAAAATCTACCAGGATTGTATGTCCAAAGGCTATCAATATTATCTATGATAACAATGTCTAAATCTAGAAAAATTATTGTGCCTTCTAATGGTAGTTCGGAACTAAACACCCACGGTTTATACCACCATCCTTGTAGTCCTGGATATTTAGGTATAGGTATAATTTTTATATCTTGATTAAGATGACTAGCGTCTTCTGTTATACAAGCAAATCCAAAAGGCACAGTGCTGTGCCTTCGAACCATATTATACAATTTGTTAACATATGAACTGCTGTATTTGTTTCCGTGTTTTAGACAAACTATCCATTTATCCATTTACCGCCTCATATACCTTTTTAATACCTATTAATAAACTGCTTAGTTCATTTAGTGGAATCATATTAGGTCCGTCACTAGGAGCACGATCCGGATCTTCATGTGTTTCGATAAACACCGCATTAACTGACCCAGTGGCTACTGCCGCCCGCGCCAAGTATGGGACCATTGATCTATCTCCGCCTGAGCTTGTTCCCATGCCTCCAGGTTGTTGTACACTGTGTGTACAATCAAAGACCACGGGATAACCAGAACGTTCCATAATAGGTAGACTACGCATGTCCACCACAAGATTATTGTATCCATGTGTTACTCCTCTTTCACATAACATAATACGATTGTTACCAGTACTAGCGACTTTTTCTGCTGCTCTAGCCGCATCACCAGGTGCCATAAATTGGCCTTTCTTAATATTAACAGCTAGTCCTGATTCTCCTGCTGCTAATAATAAGTCTGTTTGTCTTGAAAGAAAAGCTGGGATTTGTAGAACATCGATGTTTGCTTCTTTACAAAGTCTAGCTTGTTCAGGATGATGAATGTCTGTAAGTGTAGCCACATTTAAATTTTGTTTCACACCAAACATTACATCGAGCCCTTCTTTAATACCTGGCCCACGCTTAGTGCTAATGCTGGTACGGTTAGCTTTATCAAAACTACTTTTATAGATAAAGTTCATACCTAGCTTATCTGTAATTTCTTTTACAGTTTCGGCTATCATTAAGGCATGTTGTAGCGATTCAATTTGACATGGGCCAGCAATAACAGTTAATGGTTGGCCTTTACCTATTTTCGATAGCACCAAAGACGTTCTGCTTCACTTGGTCCCCACATGTCCGGAATATAGACACCGTTAACAAATTTGTATAGCTGGTCGGCTAGACCTTCACAGCCTAACCTAGGTAGTACAACTATTTTAGCCATCTTCTTTTCTTGTAGTAATTTAAATGTTGCCATTTCTGGATCATCTTGTGCTACAATTAAAGTGTGATCGAATTGATCTTCTAGAATCTTCTTTAGTTCTTTTAGGCCGCCGTAATCAGCTGCCCAATTACGCACATCTAGATCATCTGTACCAAAATAGAACTTCATCGAAAAGCTATATCCATGGATTAAGTTGCAATGACTGTCGGCACGCCATTGACGATATGCGCATGGAAAACTATCGTGATACTCTTTTGTACTTGTATATTTGTAAACTCTTGTTGGGTAAGACATGTTATTCTCCTATATTAATATTAACATAGGCCTGCAGAATTTGTAAAGCGGGATGAAGAGCCAGGAAGGCCGCTGTTTGATGTTATTATACTTATAATTTTTCTATTGTCAAGTTTTTAATCTTCTTCCACGGTTCTGGAGTTCGCCATTCTGCGGGTTGTTTTTGAATAAATTCGATATCAGAGAAATGATCAAACAGTCTGCCTAATTGATAGATCCAAAAATCTGGAGTCACTCTTCTATCGTGTGCTCCGGCATAATTAGGCGTGCCTTTGTATACATTGTTTACAAAACTAGTTTTACTCCATAAATCAAATCCAAGAAGATATATTATGTTTGGATTTTTAAGAGCTGCTACTAGTACAGCATATGGCCCGCTGTTCCAATGAAAAGGTTGATCACTTTTATTTAGACCAGTAAAAGGCAGTTCTGGTAATGCCTTAACTTGACTACGCTTTTTATAGCTGTCTATCCAATCATCTCGTGTATAAATTGGCAAGCCTTTATTTTTTTCATTACGTAGTATTTCGTCTACCATTCGACGATCCACTGCCACATATTCATTACAGGTGAAATCTCTGTGTACTGCGTTACAGCCGATGGTGAACGAGTTTAATTGATTAAGGGCAAAGTGTTCCCTACTTTGCCCATTTCCTATTACCCAAATATTCAATTTATTGACGAGCGATTACACCAAAAGGTAACCAAGCACCTGGAGTTCCGGAAGCTACACAGACCCATCCTATGTAGTCTGTTGCTTTAGGATCATTGTTCCAGACAATGTCTCCTTTATTAAATTGCCCTGATATAGGAGCACGTGAACTTACTAAAAACTTTTTATTATCTAATACAACAGGACCATTTACAGTTAATGACACATCTGGATCAGGGTTAGTTACACCAACTGCTAGATTACCATATACTGTTACTGCTCTCGAAGTATTGTTAGGATTACCTATTGTAATATTACTGCTGATTGTAAAATCGATATTTTCATCTCTAGTAATGTTAAATGTATCTCTTACTTTGATAAGGTTGTTACTTAGACTCATTCTACCTACGTCTAGTTCTGAAGTAGAAAGTGTTTTAGCAATAGCAGCATTACCGCCTACTTGTAGTTCTCGTAGAACACCAACACTGGTCAGGTTACTGTCTGTAACTGTTTGACCTAGTTTAGTTAAACTCAGTACTGAAATGTTTTCGATACTATAAAACTTATCTTTGGCTAAATCAAATATTTCTGTTGAGTGAATTCTATCCGGACCAGCTTGTAAACATAATTGTTTACTAATTCCAGATAAAGGTGCCCAGATAATTCCTTTGCCATAATTAGTTGAATCTTTAGTTTCTTTAAACAGCATCCACGGTGTACGTTCAGTAACAAGATCATCTACGATTAATTTACCGTGTATTTTAATTTCGCCATTAGTACTAATGGTTATTCTTGGTACACTATCAGCAAAAATTTCAACAGCATCGTTAGTAAAAGTACCTATGCTGGCTGTTTTATTTTTAAGAGATCCGATACCAAATTCTACATTGTTCTCTTTAATTGTCAGAGCACTACGTGGCGATTCAGTATTAATACCTACTCTGTTAGATTTTTAAGTGTTCCTAATTGTTTTAAATTACTCTTAGTAACAGTGTTACCCAATTCTGTAAAATTTAAAACACTAGTATCGTTAATTTGAAAGTCTTTATCTTCGGATAAGTTGATAGATAAATCGCTACCAATCATTCCATTTTTGAAAATGAAATTTTTAGTTTTTCTTCCGTCACTCCATTTGATTCCTTTGCCCTCTACTTCACTTAAATTATTAGCAGCAAAGATTATTTCTTTTTTTGGTTCTATAGTATCGACTGTAATTCTACCGTTCGTTACGGTTAAGGACGGTTGGGTAGCAAGGTCGTCGATTCCTTGACTACTAAATCTCATTGGTTCGTAAATGTTTATGGCCATAGAAATACTCTCTTTTGTGTATTTAGCCGATAAAAGAGTCTTAATAAATACAACAATAAGGACTGATTATGCCTCTACAACCGGTTGCCGTAAATGATGCTTTTAGAAACGTTACCATAGGTGGCACTACAGTTTCTGCTGAACAAGTGGGTGATACACTTACTTTACAAGCAGGTATTAATATTGTATTCACAGCTGACGCAGGAAGTGATACTATTACTATAGATGCTGGCGCTGCAGCGGGTAATGTATCAGCTAACCCAGATTCTACAAATACTAGTAGATATTTGATTTTTACTGCCGGTACTTCGGGTAATCAAGTAGTTTATGCTGATTCGGATATCAGTTATAATCCGTCTACAAATGTGCTTACAGCAGGTAGTTTTAGCGGAGGGTTATCTGCTTCCAATCTATCCGGCACGATTCCTAGCAGTGTTTTGACTAATTCAACAGTTTATATAGGAACTACTGCTATTGGACTTGACAGAATATCTGGTGCTCAAACACTAACAGGTGTGAGTATCGATGGCAACGCTGGAACAGCAACCACAGCAGGTAGTGCTACTAGTGCAGGAACTGCTACTACAGCTAGTAGTTTAGTAGGAGGAAATTCAAGTACACTGTTAGGTAGTATGCCTTACCAAAGTAATACAGATACTACTACACTATTATCACCAAACACTACAATTACTAAAAAATTCTTACGTATGACTGGTGATGGAACTAATGGTGCGGCACCAGCATGGGATACTATAGCAGCAGGTGATATTCCGACACTAAATCAAAATACCACAGGCACTGCTTCGGGACTAAGTGGTAGTCAAGTTGCTAACTATTTTTACGCTGGCCCAGCAACAGGACCGGCTGCTACTGCGTCTTGGAGAGCAATTGTAGCAGGCGATATACCGACATTAAATCAAAACACTTCAGGAACTGCTGCTGGATTAAGTGGATCACAAACAGCAAATTATGTTTATGCTGCTCCAAATGGAACAGCCGGTACAGCTAGTTTTAGAGCTTTATTAGCAGCTGATATTCCACCTGTAACTAACATAGCAGGCGGAAATAATAGTACACTGTTAGGTAGTGTTCCGTATCAAAGTAATACAGATATTACTACATTGTTGTCACCTAATACAACTACCACTAAAAAGTTTTTACGTATGACAGGCGAT